AACGTCGAGCCTACGGCTCCCAACGTCGCTATCTCTGTGGCTGCGGTCATCACAGCAAATGCCAGCACTGGTGTTCTACTTGTCCGCCCACTGCTGCACGCCCGCACCCACTACGGTGTGTTCTCCAGCGATGCAGACCAGACCGCCGCTGTGGTGGAGACAGCTTACGCTGTAGAGTTCACAGACACAGATGCCTCCAGTGGTGTAGCGCTTGACGTGACCGATGGCTCGCTGGTTGTGTGCTCTCGCGCAGGACTATACAACTTTCAGTTTTCCGCCCAGTTAGCTAAGAGCAACTCTAGCATCGGGTATGCGTGGATTTGGCCCCGCATTAACGGAACGGACGTTGCCAACTCAGCGACCAAGATGTCTATCCAAGGTTCAAACTCCGAAGTAGTCCCCGCATGGAACTTCGTACTACCGATGGCCGCTGGTGACGAGTTCCAGCTGATGTATGCGTTCAGCGCCACGTCAATTTCTTTTGAGGCACTTCCAGCTACGGCCTTTTGCCCAGCGATCCCATCTGTTATCCTAACGGTAACGCAGATCAACCAGTAACGGGGTACGCAGAATGCCTATTGTCCTCAACCCTGTCGTCAATACCACCGGAACCATCGCGTTTGACGCGATGGTGGACGACATCTCTGCGTTTTTGCCCGGGTGCCCTACGCCAACGATTTCTCGCACAGCCAAGAAAATCATCACTGACCTCTGCCAGCGCGGCAAGGTGTGGCAGGAAGACCTCATTCAGCAGCCACTGGTCGTGAACCAGATGAACTACGCACCTGTGTCTCCGTTCGCGTACGCTGTATGCACAGACGTGACGCAGGCGTACACCATTGTGGCTGGCGAAAAGCGCGACCTTACACTGCAGCACTACGCCGCAGTTCAGCGGTATTTCCCGAACTGGCCGGACAACGAGCCCGGGGCTGCGCAGTTCTTTACGTCACGTACTGTTGGCGAGATTTTGCTGGCACCCGTCCCTGACGTGGCTGGTACGCTCTACACACGCGGCTATCTACGCCCTGCAGCCACGGCTGACGTGTGGGACGCTGACTTGTACGCTGAGTTCAGCCGAGAAGTATTCCACGGGGTTCTACACGAGCTCATGTTGATGCCGAATCGTAGCTGGACTGACCAGAAACTGGCCTTGGTTCACGGAAAGCAGTGGACATATCTGCTTAGTTGCGCACGTATTCGGGCGACGAAGGCCTACAATGTGGACGATACAGCCGTAGAGATGCGGCCATTTGCTTGAGGTAGCCCATGAACGACATTCTCTTTACCAATTTTGCATTCTCACAGCTGTCTGTGGGTATCAACGCGTCTGCTACCACGATCGTAGTGGAACTGGGCCATGGGGCTCGTTTTCCTGCGCCTACCTCGGGGGACTACTTCTTTGTAACGCTGGAAAACGCCTCCCTCGCTCGTGAGATCGTAAAGGTCACAGCACGTACCAGCGACACACTGACAGTCGTTCGCGCACAAGATGGCACTTCTGCGCTTTCGTGGTTGGCTGGTGACACAGTTGCACTTCGTCTGAACGCAGCTGCGATTAGCACCATGATTAACAACGTAGTGCGCAAGACCAGCAACACAGGTTCCGCTGTTCTTCCCGTGGGCACGACTGCAGAACGCGACGCCTCGCCCGCAGCTGGTTATCTGCGCTTCAACGATGACCTCGACAAGCCAGAGGTGTACAACGGCACAGCATGGGGTTCTGTGGGCGGCGGTGCTACTGGCGGCGGCTCGGATGAAGTGTTTGTCCAGAACAGCCAGAACGTCACGACGAATTACACCATCCCAGCCAGCAAGAACGCAATGTCAACCGGGCCAATTTCGGTGAACTCGGGCGTCACAGTAACAATCTCCAGCGGCTCACGCTGGGTGGTCCTTTAAGGGGTAAGACATGGCAATTGTTTTAAACGGAACAACGGGTATTACCAACGATGGTGGATACACAGGTGACGGCGTAGTCTTTGCTGACACGACCCCTGCTAACACGCTGGTGACGACCACTGGCGGTAACGTGGGTATTGGGACGAGTTCGCCGGGTGCCAAGCTGGATATTCAGGGCGGCAACATTGTTGTGGGAACGACCACGGCTGGTAATAGCACGGCAAGCATGACGTTTGGCAAAGTTGCAGCAGGTGGTGGCACGATTAGCAACAGAATTAGTTTGGCTACCTACGGCGGTGCATACGGCGCGTATATAGAGGCCTATGCCGACCTGAGTGCCAGCACTGCAACATATCTTGCATTTGGAACACAGGCTGGCGGTGGTGGCACTCCTACAGAACGCGCCCGTATCGACTCCAGCGGTAACTTGCTGGTGGGGGCAACTGTTGCAGATGCTGGCTCTCGACTTCGAGTTGTAGGTGCGAGTTCAACTTCTGCAGATTATGCCCTTGTGGTTGATCGCGCCGGCGGCGCAGACATATTTGGTTGCCGCAACGATGGGTATGTGGTTGTTTCTAGCTTATCCGGCAGCGGAAACCGGGCGGTTTATTCGGATGCTTCTGGCGGCTTGACTAACTCGTCGTCTGACCGCAATTTGAAAGAAGACGACAGAGAAATTTCTCAAGGGTTGCCCGAAGTCCTTGCAATGCGACCTGTCAATTTCAAATGGATCGATGAAGATCGCTTTGGAAAACAGCGCGAACTTGGTTTTATTGCCCAAGAAATGCAGGAGCTTGTACCCGAGGTAATTGGGGAAAACTCAGACGGCTCGTTGTCGCTTGACTACCCCAAGCTGGTGCCCGTTTTGGTCAAAGCCATCCAAGAGCAGCAAGCCATCATCACCGCTTTGACCGCCCGAGTTGAAGCCTTAGAAGGAACACAACCATGAGCCTCGTAAAAGTCCAAGGCAATGCCAGCGGCACAGGCATCTTCACGATTGCCAGCCCAAACGGCAACACTGACCGAACACTGACGCTGCCAGACAACACTGGCACAATATTGACCACTGCAACACCGGGTGTGCCTGTGAATGGCCCTGCGTTTAGTGCTTATCAGAGCACGCCGCAGACTGCTTTCACCGCCGCCACGCAAACAAAAATACTGTTTCAAACCGAAGAATTTGACACAAACTCAAACTACGACACCGCAACCTCTCGGTTTACGCCGACTGTTGCTGGTTATTACCAAGTAAACGCTGCTTGGACAGCATCTACCGCTTACGCATTCGGCCAAATCACAATCTACAAAAATGGAGCAGCTGCAAAACTTGGCAACTCAAACGGATTTACGGCCAACAGTTCAAATGCTTGGACTGTGAATGCGTTGATTTACATGAACGGCAGTACTGACTACTTGGAGGCGTACGGCCTTAGCTCTGTTTCGCAAGCTCCTAGTAATTCAGCGTTAGGTACATATTTCCAAGCCTTCCTCGCACGGAGCGCATGATGACTTTGCCAGAAAAAATCAAAGCCCTGTACCCTGAACTCACAGACCGTGACTTCATGACCGTCATCCGCTTGCAGAACGACGCTGACGGCAAAGGCGACCACATTGCTGCGTGGGATCACCCCACACTGGCACGACCAACTGAGGAGCAACTCGCATGAGCAACTTAAAAGTCAACACAATCAACGACGCATCAGGCGGCAACAATGCTGTTTTGTACGGCGTGGCAGCACCCACAAACTCAATGGGCTTCCGCAACCGCATCATCAACGGCGACATGCGGATTGACCAGCGTAATGCTGGGGCGGCGGTAACTGCCAACAACGCCAACGCAACGGTGTACCCTGTTGATCGATGGGCAGCGCGTGCTGTGACCCCTTCAACATCCGGGGCGTTTACAGTCCAGCAGTCCAGCACCGTGCCAACAGGGTTCAAAAACAGCTTGCTTGCAACTGTTTCAGTTGCTGCCACGCCAGCTAGTACCGACCAGTTCTTTATCCAGCAGCGGATTGAAGGCTTCAACATAGCTGATTTTGATCTTGGGACTGCCGCGCCGATAACATTCACGCTGAGTTTTTGGGTTCGTAGCTCTTTGACCGGTTTGTTTGGCGGGAGTATGGGCAACAATGTCAACTTGTCCTACCCATTCTCGTTCACCATTAACGCTGCAAATACATGGGAGCAAAAGACTGTCACTATCA